TTAAGTTTGGCTTTTAGTTCCTGTTTTAGTTTATTCTTATCCATTTACTTTTTTGATTTCTTCAGCTAACTGCTGATATTGAAGTAATGTTACTAAATGTTCATCTTTTACCGCTGCTCTAGCAGATATCGGTTTAATCAACGTTATAACTTCGTTTAACTTGATTTGAGTTGTCTTATCATCAATTTTGCCCACTAAATCTGATAATTCAGTTTTAACTTTATTAAGGTTTTCGTTGATGTAGACTTTAAGATGTTCAGGATTAGAAATATTGTTAATGAATTCTTTAAGTACTGATTTTTGACGAGTACTTAATGTTGAATATTTAGTGTTAAATTTCTCAATTAACATTTTATACGCTAATAAACGTACATTTTTGTCTTCTTTAACTAATGCTTGTTCAATTTCTGATTCTTTATTTTCAACTAAGGTTTTCTTAGTGATATGTTCCATTAAGGTAAGTTTATTAAGCACTAATTGTTTAGGCTCAACAAACTTATTTTCCATAGCGGCTTCAAATAAAGTATAAGCGGCAGCTAATGCTTTATAGTTGTTAACATTAGCTTTAAAGAAACTTTCTAAGTTATAATGTTTTTTAACTTCTTTAATTAAGTTATATTTTTCCTTAAGTAGTTGTTCTTTGTTTAATTTTTTAGCTAAATCAACAGTTGTATTAACTAAAGCCTCAGCCTTACCTTCAGACAAACGTGGAGCTGTTAAGATAGTGTGGTAAAGTTTATGTTCTTTAGCCATTTCACTGTTGTGAAAATACTTTTTCACAATTTTTACAGCTTTTGAGTCCGTATTAGCCAAAGTGTCAGATGCTATTTGACGCACTAATAGCTCAAATAGTACACCTGTGTTACGAAATTTATTATGTTTAATACGCATAGTTTAGTATAATGATACTACTTATAAATATGTAGTTTATTTAATCTCTTCACGAATATTGTCCTCATCTAGTAAATTACTTTGCTCAAACAGATTAGTTCTGCGAGTCACTGGTATACCATCAAACATATTTTTGTTTTTAAGGTATGTTTCTAATGCTAGTGGTGAACCACCTTTCCATTGAGTTTTAGCTAAAGTATCTTCTTGGTCAACACCCGCTGTACTATATGTTTTAGCCCCAATACGATCTTTACCAAATGGGCTATCTTGACGATTAATATTTGATGCTGATGATTTAGGACGACCAACTAAATGTACTGGTTCATTTGGATCTTTTTCATTGTATCCTGTTGGTACAGCTCCATCACCTCTACCTTTACCATAAGCTGTTGCTAATTGATGTGGTGTACCGTACACTTGACCTGTTTCAGCTGGATCATTACCTTCACCTTCAATTTGAGCTAATCTAAATTTAAATGATTTGTCTTGAACAATTAAATCACGATATTCATCATATTGATCTTGGCTAAAGTGGAATAAATTATCATAAATCCAATCAGTTGGTAATAAATTAGCTTCCATAATACTATTAGCTAATTCAACTTTTTCTTTCATTAAGTTAACACGTTCTTGATCGTAAATGATAGAAGGTGTAGTTAATGATAAGTCAAAGTTAGTTAAAGCTTCACCATCATATCCTTGAGAATATAAATGTACTAAGCCAATTTTAGTTAATTCTGATAATAATATTCTTTGAATACGTTCTACTGTACGAGCAAAACGAATATCTTCAGCTGCTAATGTTGCTTTACCAGTTAAGTCTTTTTCATAACCCATGAATGCTTTAGGAATCTTAAGAGCAGCAAATAATTTGTCTCTTAAGTAAGCAACGTCTTCAATACCATTATATTCTAAACCTTTTGCTGTATCAATACGAGTTGATTGGTCGTTACCTCTTACAGGAATGTAAAAGTCTTCCATCATGTTCATCATATTGTACTTTAAGTTATACTGACCAGTTTGTGGATCAATATAAGGTACTTTTTTAAGTTTTTGAACTGTTTTTTGCATATATGCTTCTACCTCATTTGGAGGAATAGCACCTACGTTCATATAGAAAATACGTTTTTCAGGAGCGCGAACAATTCTATGAATTAACATTGCGTCTTCCATTAAAACCATTTGTTTAAAAATCTTACGACCTGGTTCTAAATAACTTCTACCATAAGGTAAATAGTTAACATCACTTATTAATCTAAAGTGAGCCATTTCATAATTTTCAAAGTAAATATCTGCTGTTGATGTACCTAAAGCATATTGTGTTTGAGGTGCTGTGATACCAGATACTGAAGTTGGATCATATTTAAATCTTACATAAGTAGGATTTTGTGGATTAGTACCTTCTTCACGTATAATAGAATAAGCTGAGAATGGTATAACATTATATACACCAAATTTCTCAGCAATTTCTAGTTTAAGATAAAAGTCACCATACTTACACATATTACGAGCCCAACTCCATAAGTTGAATTCGATATTTAATACATCATAAAATAAGTTGTAAAGTATTCTTTGAATATTTTCGTCACTAGAACGAATATGAAGCATTTCACCATGTTCATTTTTTAAAGTACACTCATCAGCTATAATATCAAGTGCTGAAGCTACAATAGCGTCAGTATCCATTGATTCATAGTCTGTATAAAGTTGTACTCTTAATGTTTGGTAGTTATAAACGTTATTAACATTGTAAATACCAGCACCTGATGTTGTATAGATTTTAGTAAATCGGTCTACAAGCGCATTAGTTTGTAAAACACCTAATGATTGTATACGATCTGTATCAATTACCCTTAACTCATCTCCACCTACGTTACGAATAACAACGTCTGAGGAGAATAATCGTTTTAGGTTGTCAAATAATCCCATAATTTTTTATTATATGTTATAAATATTTAGTTATACCAACCAGCTGATATCTTCTGAACCACCTATTCCATTATCCATTTGCCATGGATTTTGGTGATTGGGTGAATGTGGAGCATAAACGCCAGTTGATGATGGAAGATAATTAACTCTACCTATGCCTCCAAGCGAGGCTTTAGTTAAGTCTAAACTTACTTGATTAAACCTTAAAGCTGTGTCACGTAAAAATAATCCAATACCAAAAGCCATCACAAGGTCATCGTTATAACCATCTGTTGCTTGAGCTTTACCATTTTTCCAAATAAATGTTCTTAATTCTTCTAATAGTCGACGTGATTGAATAATACAAGCGCGTTCTCTCATATATGCTTCTAATTTTGAAACTACAAGAGGACGTGTTTTTATTGAGTTTGTAAAACCAGGTACTAAATTATTTTCATTTCTATTAAAGAAATTATCTTGAGTTATATTAGCTGTGTCTGATTTAGATGAATAGTATAAATTTTGATATCCTCTATCAAGTACTGTTTGTACTGTATCCCAACCTACGTTAGCATTTTCAATAGCTAATAAAGCGTTATTATACTCAGTAGCTATTGCTACTAACATATGTCCATAATCACGAGTACCAAGTTGTCCTTTATATTCTGCTACTTGTTTAGCTGTTTCAATGTCTATAACATGGAAAGCAGAATAGTCTTTACCATCACCACGAGCAACGTCGGCTACAACCATGTAATTTCTTGTATAGTCTGGATATTCCCAACGCCACAAGTTACCATCAAATCCGCCTTTAGCTATAGGATCTGCTTGGAATGTTTCTATATACCAGTTTAAAATATCAGGTTCAACTACTGAGTCACCTGATGTACTGAAGTCACAATCACACTCTTGAGCTGCGTTACGAGGACCTAAAATAGCGTCTTGTTCGTCTCTCCATTTTTGAGATCGTTCTGGGTGTACTGTCCAAGGTAATTTTATAGATACAAATCCATTTTTACCTTCTTCTCCACCAATAAATGTTCTATGGAACCAGTTACCTGTACCATATGGAGTAGAAATGGCGATACATTGACCACCAGTAGCTAAGGTTTGTTGAGCAGAAGCGAAAATCTCATCTATACCTTCAATGAAGGCAGCCTCATCTAGTAATAGTAATGATACAGCTTCAGATCGACCTGCGTCGCCAGTTGCACCAATTGCTTTTATCTGAGATCCGTTACTTAGTTTTAAACTTAACTTATTATTTTCTACTGCTTTTAATTGTAACCAACTTGGTAAGTTATCATAAGCAAACTTTACTTTAGTAACCATGTTTTTAGCAGTTTCCTGCTTAGTAGCGATACAAAGTATGTTTTTATCCTTATTAAATAACATTAACCATAGTGAATAAGCAGACACTAAGGTAGATATACCTAATTGTCTTGACTTATTTACAATACTATACTTGTTCTTTTTAAATTGGTGTAATACACCTTCTTGGAATGGGTATAAATTAAATTGAATACGACCACGTTGTGGGTGTTGTATCCAATAATATTTTTTCATAAAATAAACAGGGTCTTGAGCACATTTGACAAACTCCTGTTTAATTATTTCTTTTATATTTTGTTGTTCACTCATCAATGTTATATTTAGTTCTTAAATATCTCGAAAGTAAGATATAGGACAACCAAAAACAGCCTGAAATAGAATAGAAAACGACGTCTGCTGTCCAGTAAGAACCACTTATATCCATTATTAGTTTGAATAGGGCATCGTAACCAAGCGGAAGAAAGAACATCGCTAACATTAATGATGTATCTTTGTACAACATTAATCTTTTCTTTTTGTTTTGTTTTATGTGTTTTATTTTTCGAATCACCGTCGTCCATAGGGGTTAAATTAATCCAACAATAACGATAACTGTTTGTATATAAATATATAAAAAAGGCCTAACCTTACGGAGGTTAGACCTTAGTGCATGGGATTGCAAGGATTATTTAGTAAAATATAGATAGGTTATACCACCAATAATAGCGGTGCCTGTTATTTGTAAAAATCTAAGTTTTACTTTAAGTTTTTTATTTTGTTTTTGTAAATCTTTAACCCACAATGCTTGAGCGTCAAATTTAGCTTGTTCATTTTTTATACGTTGTTCATATAAAATTCCTTTCTGTTCATGACCAGCTATAATGCTATCTTTTAAAGATATTTTTTGATTAAGCAAATTAATCTGAGTAGTGACTAATTTTAATTCAGCTTTAGCACTATCACCACTAACTAGATCTTTAACAATCAATTTAGCTACTGGTGTAGGTATTTTAATAGTATCTTGTTGAGCTTTACCTACTAAAGGTAAAAGCATCATTATAAATAAAATATATTTCATATTAACTACCATATAATTCAGTAACTCTGTTAATTACATCAGTATCAGTCCATTGACCAATAGTGTCATAAGCTGCTCCTTCCCATAAAGTAATAATTCCAATTTCTTTAGTTTGAGCTTGAACTTTTTTAGCTTCTGAAAAATCAATTACAAGATCAATGTTAATAACTTGTGTTGTAATTTTTTGTTCAGGTACTGTGATAATGTCTTTTGGGGCGTTAAATAATACTTGCATATCTTAATAATTATATCTTTTTTTAAAAAATGAGTCTACTTGAGTAGGTGTATATTTGTCTGCTTGTTTACCTGCTTCATGATAGTACTCACGAATAATAGTTGTTTTTTCTTTTATATTATCAATCTGGAAATCAACTTGTTTAACTTCTGTTTCATAAACAGTGATTGTACTATCAATTTGTTTTTGATGTTCAATTAATTGTTTGTTAACATTAGTTAATGAATCAATTGTTGCTTTAATATCAGCTGGCATTTGTGGTTGACGTGTAGTTAACCATATAATACCAAATAATACTATAAGACCTCCAATAATGTAAAGACCAATTTTAGCTTTACCTTTATTTTCATTAACAAAAGTAGTTACTTGTTGTTCTACTTCTTCAATTTTTTTCTTAGAGTTCTTCTTCGTCGTCGATTTTGATTGGTTCGTCATCTATTCCTAGTTTTTTAAGTTCGTCTTCTTCACTATCTTTTTTACGTTTAGTTCCCATTTCTGGAAGTTTTGGTTCACCTAAAGCAGCTAAAATTTGTTTCATAACACCTTTAGTGTTAGTAGCTCCAAACTTATATTTGTCAAGATCATTTAATACTTTAATATAAGCATCAAAATCTTCTTCTTTTAATTTTTCAATTTCATCTACAAGTTTTTTAACTAAATCAGGTAAAGCAGCTTTAGCAGCTTCTTTAGAGCGTTGTAATTCTTTTTTAAAATCTCCTGATCCAATTTCATCACCACCTGCTTCTCTTACTCTACCAACTTTAGACATTGATGTTGAATATGTTCTAATAATTCTATCAATTAAAGCGCTATTATCAATAAAGAACTCTCCAGCTCTCATTCCAGATCCTGTTATTTTAGGAGCTTTAATTTTTGGAATATCTTTTTCTGATGGTTCTTCATCATCATCTGATTTAGGAGCTTTCTTAGTTGTGAATTTAGATTTACCAATAAAGAAATCTTCAGCATCTTTACCACTAGCTGTGAAATAATCTTCACCACCTTCTTCTTCATCTTCAGGTTTTTCAGGCTTAACTGATGTTGCTTTTAATAAACCAGTTCTAATATCTGGAGTGAATGACCAATTAACACCTGGTGCTGAATTTTTCTCTATATCACTTTTTAATAATTCAACTTCCATTGGATCGATGTTCTCATCTTTAGATTTTTGAACAAAGTAATTAATTACTTGTTGTTTACGATCTAATTTAAAGTTATTAGGATTTTTAATTCTATCTTCAAGATTTGGGAAATCTGAATTTAACTTGTATTTTTCTTTGGCAATACGAGCCATTTCCTTTACCGGAACTTTGATTTTAAGTTTCGACTCAGTAATAAATTTTTTAAGATCAAAATTGTCTGCCATGTTTATTGTTTGTTGTTAGTTATAAATATTTTATTTTAGAGCGTCTAATACATCTTTCACACGTTCTTTAGTTGTACCTTTAAGTACAATTAATTTTTTAGGCGGAAATAATTTAAGAAGGCGCATAATTTCATGATTTACATTAGCTCTATATTCAGCATCTGTCTCACGAACCCCATTATCTTCCACAACAGTACCAGATGGATCAATATAAAATATAATATCATATTGATCTTTAAGCGTCATAGCCATTTTAGCAAATGTTGATTTATCATTTAAATCAATTGATTTAGCTAACATTGTAAACGCACATACATCCCATACTGTTCTATCTGTTAAGATATTTTCATGTAATAATTCACTAGCACGTTCAGCTAAAAATACTAATTGACCATTAATAGTTGAATCAGTATTTAATGGAATACCTAAATCACGTAAGTATTTACTACGCTCAGTTGCTGTTTTATATTTTTTGAACTCATCAGTTTTAGCTAACGCTTTAACTAAAGTTGTTTTACCAACTGACATTGTTCCACATAATCCTATTTTCATAATTATAAATATTAGTTAAAGTCGTGTATCATATTTTGGATCTTTTGCTGGTGGTATACCATTAGTATCACGTTTTCTATCAGCCCATTCTTCTTTAGTATATTGGAATCCATATAACCAATATTCTTTTTTACCATTTGGATGTACAACTGCTGGTTCTTCCCAGTTATGTAATTTACCATCAAACAACCATACTATAGTTCCATCTGGTTTTCGATATCGTTTTGTTTCATAAGGTCTTTGTTTAGCCATATTGTATTCTTTATTTAATTAAATATAATAAATTAATTGAGGTTAAATATCCATATTCATTAGTTCAATAAGTGCTTCTTTTCTAACTAACTTTTCAGCTACATAAATACCATGAGCACCTGATACTGTGATACCACGAGCACTTAAAGCATCTCCTACAAAATGAACATTAGGATATGTTGTTAATGACAAGTCATGATAATTTACTAATGGTTCAGGACTAAGATATTTTACTTCAGGAATGTACATACCCCAATCATCACCAAATTCAAACACATTATTCATGTCATTAATAAAATTCATAACATAACTAAAATAACCATCAAATGCTGGTTCAACAACATGAGCAAGTGTATCTAAACTAATTTGGGTAGATGATACTGTTGCGCCTTCAGATGTTAGTCCTGGTTGGCGAGTAAAGTTAGGTGAATAATACAATCCAGTACTTTTATCTTGTACTTTAGAAACTAAATCACGTGACCATTTAAATGGATCTTCAATACCTTTAATTTCCATTAATATACCAAAGTTAGTCATTTGGTTTTCAAATTCTTTACCTTTTTTCGCGTGACCATTGTAGCTAATATCTCCATAAGTTTCTTCAACAGCCACATAGGCAGCGTTATTATTAGTACAAAAGCTACGAAGAGATACGTTATCAAATTTCTGATAAAGTTTGAAATCATAAGATACATCAATTAATTTTTGAAAATATTTTTGTGGTGCTTCAAAACGAACACCTATTTGTACTGATTTAGGCTCAGTTGGTAGTTGATATTTGTCTGATAATGATTGAGCAAAATCAATACCTGATTTACCTACTCCAAATATAAGTTGATCGTAATCAGTATATCTAATTTCTACTGCTTCTGGATGATTCCAACATGAATGAATTACATTGTTTTCAAAATCAATTTGTTCTACAACTTCATTCCATTTAAATGTAATACCCTTATCTAATAGATATTGATACCATGTTTTAGCTATTTCATGTAAGAAATTAGAACCAATATGCCATACTGGAAACATACGTAATCCAAAATATGGTTTAATAAATTCAGGTTCTTCTTGTGGATCAGACATAAATATTTCATCTGGTTTAGGATGAAAACGAGTAAAGTTATCTACTACTTGTTTCATCAATTCCATTGCTTTTTCTTCACCACAGTATTTAGATAGTTGACCACCAATTGCAGTATGGTAAGTTAATTTACCATCACTCCAACCACCAGCACCTAACATTCCTGTCATTACTTCTTCAGGTAAACGATTAATAGGATCGTTTCCTTTATCAATGATTGTAATTAAATTACCTGGGTATCCGTTGTCTACTAATTTAGTGGCAGCGTTGATACCAGCTACGCCTGCTCCAACAATAACGATTCGCTTATCCATTTTGGTGTGTTGTTTAATTTATTATAGTTTAAATTTTTAATTCCAATTTTGTCTTTAATATAAAATTCTCTATAGGCTTCTATTGTATCTTCTTTTTTATATTCAATAGGCATACATTGAGGTGGAGGTATAAATGATGTTGTAGGTATTTTACCATACAATAAATCCTTATTATCTCTAATCCATAACAATACATTTTTAGTTGCGTGTTGTTTACCATAACGTAAAGCAAATTCATCACAAATAACCAATCCATGAGTCAATAACCAATCAAAATGATGAATTGATTCACGAACCCATTTAGTTGAAGGATGATTATAATGAGCTTTCTTATATGGAGCCTCTACTCCATAATGCCAAAATGTTGTACATAACATTTGAGCTGATTCGATTTGCATTTTACGGATATGGTCATCAACTAATTCTTTAGCTGCTACAGTCGGATCAGAATTTATATAAAATATATTCATTAGAATTAAATATAACATCTTTATCTTGCGCAGGCAAAAAAATAGCCCACCTTTTTTTGGCGGGCCACTACTCCATCTATATATGAACCCTTTCGGGCGAACAGGCAATGAATCTGTTCTATATGTGTTAATAAATATTAGGCAGCGCTATAAAAATCAATATTATTATTAAAGTCAGTTTCAACATCAATACCTAAAAATCTTAACACAGCATCTAATCCTTCTTGAATTAATTCTTTTAATTTTTCTAATCCTTTAGAGATATTATCAACTAACTGATTAAATTTATTATACAAATATGAAAAAAATTGTTTAATTTTATCCATAATGCTTTCTTCATTTATGTTTTCACTTTCAAGAATTTCATTTAGTTTTTCTTCTTTGCTAAGTAAGTCTTCTAATCCTAATCTTAAAGATGAAAAGAAACGATATCCAGCTTTTTCACCACCTATTTTATATGAGGATGATTTAAATGCTACTCTAACATTACATTTATCAGCTATAGTTTTAACCATTGGTGATGATAATTTAGAAATATCTTCTAATTTAACATCAGTAAAAGCATTATTAAATGCTATTACAAAATTAGCTTCTCCTCTTACATCAGAAAATTTATCATGTCCTGTCATAGCCTCATAAGCAAAAGCTAACTTAAACTGAGCGTTATCATTGAATAACTTATTAAGTTCTACTTCTAATTGTTTTTGAACTTTTTCAGCTTTATCTATTATTTTTCTAGCTTCAACATTAACTTTAGATTTAAGTTTTTTAGGATCAGCTTTTTTTAATTCACCTGTATTTAATTTTTCTGTTTTAGTAGCTGTAGCGAAATCATTAATTAATTTCATTAAATTAGTGATAGCAGCTGAATCTAATTTAGCAGTTCTAGCAGCAGCTAATACTGTAGCTTTAGCTTCTTTTTTCTCAGCACTCATTAATTGAGCGGCACCTTTTTTAGCTGATAATCTTAATTTATTATTATCTGATATTAAGTCAGTTTTAGGTTCATCAGATGATTTACCTGTTTCTTCTTTCCAAAATTCAGATGTTGTTATACTTTGCCCAGAAAATTTTTCAATTGGAACTTTATATTTTTTAGTATATTTGCCTAAAGCATCATATACTTTTTTATATTGAGATAATTCTTTAGGTAAGTTACCTGCTACAGAAGCATTCCATAAAGCAACACCTAATACTTCAGCATCTTGACCACTTACTTTATCATCAGCTTCTTTAATTAGTTTAATACCTAATTTTCCTTCAGCTAATTCCTCAGGTGTTTCTTCTTCAGCTGGTGTTTCTTCACTAGCGGTTTCTTCTGGTTCAGGCTCAGGAGCAGCAGCTGTTTCAGCTTCAGGACCTTGTGCTTGTGGAGGAGTACCTAATGTTAATAAATCAGCAATAGCAACTGTTGCTCTTTCTAATTCACTTAACTTTAATAACCAATATTTTTTACCACTTACTTTAGCTTCATATGTTTCACCCATATAAGTTAAGTAAAATACTCTATTATTATGTAAAACAATCTTGAATATAGTTGGTTTAGGAGCCATAACATATATTCCTGTTATATAATCTCTAAAATCTTCAGTTAATAATTTAACTAAATGTTCTTTTAAAGTAGGGTATTTTTGAATTATAAATTCTAAAGGATTAGATTCATAAGTAATAGCAGGTGTCTCAGGAGCAGTGTCTTGAGATTGTTGATCTATTACTTCTTCCTCTTCTTTAAGCGGATGTGATTTTATAATTTTAATTTTCATTAGTAGCCTAATTTTTTAATTCTTTCTTTTACAAACATAGCAGCTTGTGATACTGGGTATTCAAATTTCTTAGATATACCTTGTAAGAAACGTAATACTAATTTATCACCTTCTGGATTGTCAGATGCTTCATCTAATTCTTGAGCTCTACGTCTTGAATAATCAGATACATATTCGTCTTCTTGTTCAATATCAGCAGCTACATCTTCTAATAAGTCTTCAATTTCTTGAAAAGCGTATACTAAACCTTGTTTGTCAGTTGTTGGAATATTTGAATTAGTAGATGTATTTGATTTTAAATTACTAACTAAATCTAATACTGATTCTACTTTTTTTAATGTGTTATTACCTACTGCTTCGTTTAATTTTTTGATATGTTTAGCCCAAACTTTTAATAAGTTGTCTTTAACTTCATTTTTATCTACATTTCCATTCTCATCAACTGTACCTACTTCTTCAGTAAATGTAAAGTCAGAAAGAACTATTTTGTTACCTCTAATATCAAAAGAAAACTCATCATCTGATCCGTCTTTATAAGCGACATATATTTCAAATGATTTTGGTTCTACATTTTTAATTTTAAGAGAAGATAATTCAGTATTTTCTTCTTTAAGAGCTAATACTAATGCTTTAGCAACTTCTTTAGCTACTAATTGAGTTTGGTTAGCATCAAAATCTTCAGCTACTACATCAACATCAATATCTTTAATAGCTGGTTCTAATTCATGGAAACCTTGGTTTGCTTGATCAATAAAGTTTTCAGCATTAGTGATATGATCTTGAATCCATCCTGGAATGTTTCTTTCATCATCTCCTAATTTACTCATTAATTGAGAAGCTGAGCTAATAATAGATTTTAAACTATTTTGAGCCATTGATACTTCATGATCTTCACCTTCTTTAGCTACAATTTTAGCTTGTAAAGCATCAGGTAAATCTTTTTGATCACCTTTTAATTTAGGATTGTCATCATGTTTATCAGTAAATGTAGCGCCTTCTTCCATGTAACCACATTCATTACACATTTGGCCTTCCATTTTACATCCACAATCAGGGCATGTTTTTTCTTCTAATTCAGTTATAGCTCGTTTTAATTTCCAGCTATGTATGTTAAAATTGTCTTGCATATTTTTATTTATTTTGTTTTACCCCAAGTTTTACCTTTACCTTTTTTCTTACATCCAGCAGGTGTTGGTCTACATGATGGATATTTAGCTCTTTTTTCGCCTTCCTTTCTACCACATGGTTTACATTTTGTTTTACCATCTACTTCACGACATGTGTTACAATCAACCCATCCACCTTCTTTACCAGCTGCGCCTCTTCTACCAAACCATTTTCTTAATGACTCATCTTCTTTAAGATCTTTCCAAATCTTACCTTGACGGCAGCGCACAATAGCACCTGATTTGTAAGCAGATGGTTTATCATAACGTCTATCAGCGATACGTTTACAACGATCTTCTCTTTTTTCAAGAAGTGATTCAAGTAATATATCAGTTAAACGAATCATTAAGCTAATAATTTAGTTATATATTGTTTTACTTCACCACCTTTAACTGCTGTTAAAGCTGTTTCTAATGTAGCTAAGTTAATTTCTT